ACCGGGGCAACGTATGACAGCGGAACCAAGACATACAATATCGAGGTTTATATCTTGGACGTTCCCGCAGATAAGACGGATAAAGTAGAACGACAAAGGGAGGTTGTATCGGATGCGGAGCAATGCGCGGAGGACATTATCGCCGACATTAAGAACGGCGGGAATATCTTCCTCTTCGCTCAAGATTACGAGGTCGTAAACGCTACGACTACGCCCCTCGAAGAAGAGACGAAGAACGTCCTCTCCGGCGTGCTTCTCGACTTGTCGGTTGCGATCCCTTACGAGTGGGACGCTTGTAACGCTCCCATCGATGGAGTATCTCCCGAAGGAGGTGACGAACCTTCATACGCTCGACGAGGCTTCCTCCGGATGCTTACCCTTGACGGCTCAACCGATGTCCTCAGCGTTCGCACGATCAAAGTCACGAACGGAACGCTCACCGATGATGGGGAAGGGGTTGTCACTTTGGACACAGGAGGCGTAGAGACGCTCAACGACCTGACCGACGTAGATACTACAGGCGTAACGAATGGACAGGTCTTGAAGTACGATAACGCTTCGGGCGAATGGCTACCGGGTAACGACCAGAGCGCGACGAGCCTAGGCAATCTCGACGACGTTTCAATCGTCACACCCGCCAACCGTGAAGCCCTTATTTATGACGGGAGCGAATGGGTCAACGATACCGTAGCGAAAGGAGATATAGGACTTGGAAACGTAGACAATACGAGCGACGCAGATAAACCCGTCTCTACGGCTACGCAAACGGCACTCAACGCCAAAGCGAACACGGCCGACGTTCCTACTTCGTTGAACGACTTGAGCGACGTTACGATAGTCGGCACGCCAGCAGCGAATCAGGCGCTGATATACGACGCCACAGCGAACGCATTTAAATCGTTGGTGAGTTATACCAACCGTTTCGAAGATGAGGTTGAAACGGGAAAGCAGGGCATTACAGGAACCGAACGCGCTTATAGTGTCAAGGGCGAAGGGGACGGCGTATTTCTCGACGCGGAAAGTGACACGCCAGCAGCGGGCAAGATTATTAAGAGGAAGATTTACCATAAAACGGGATTCATTACAGACGCGGACGTTCTTGGCGACTATACTTTAATTCACACCTTCGCGGATGATACCGCTTACGCGGATACCGTGGCGACCTTTGAAGGCTTTGAAGACGGCGCAACGTATGGCGTGCCACCGTTCACGCTGCTTCAAACATGGGAAGAGGTAGCAGCAGCCCCAGCGTTCACGGGTTTACTCAACGAGACGTATGGAAGCGGAGCAGAGGCGGCATATTCCACGCGAAGGCTCAACGGGAATGTAACGGATTGCATGGTCATTCGCAGGGCATCGGATTCGACTACTCAAACAATCGGCTTCGACGGTTCAGGCAACATCTCGGAGGCTGATATTATTTCGTTCTGCACGGGTACGACTTGCACGGTGTATCAGTGGCTGGACCAATCAGGAAACGGGAACACAGCGACAGCCGCAGCACCTGCAAACGAGCCGACTATTTATACGGGGGGCGCGTTGGTGAAAGAGAATGGGAAAGTAGCGGTGCAGTTTGACGGTTCAAACGACAGCCTAACAAGTAGCACACCGCCATTCACTGGAACAACGAACAGGACAAGTTTCACAGTTTCCAAAGCCAACACATCCACGGGTGACGATATAATATACGGAATCAATGCCATAGCAGGACTAACGGGCAGGGCGTGGCAATTGACTTCAGAAACGCAACTCCGCGTAAGTGGACGAATAGCCTTTAATAACAGCGCTCAAACTATTCACAGCCTTGGCACTTTAATATTTGACGGCACTACGGTTGATGATGCAAATTTCTATTTGAACGGCACAATAACAACGCAAGGAACAAGCACGGGAGCAACAATAAATACGGATAATACAGATTGGGCAATTGGAAACACTCCGCCCCACAACACTTTTTACGATGGAAAACAACAGGAATTAATTTTTTACGCATCGGCAAAATCTACCACCGACCGCACCGACATCGAAGAAAACATTGGCGACTACTTCACCCAAAACACGCCACTGCTCGACACGTATTCAGGTGCGGCGGCGGCGTACTCGTTGAGGCTTTTGGATTCGACGTATACGGGTTCAGCTATCCGCGTCCGTAGGTCGTCAGACAACACCGAGCAAGATATCGGATTCAACGTATTTTCAGAACTCGATACGGTTTCGCTTTTGGCTTTCGCAGGTACGGGCGATGCGTTCGTAAAGACTTGGTATGACCAAAGCGGCAACAGCAACGACGCGACGCAGACGGCTACGGGTTCACAACCGAAAATCGTTTCAAGCGGTGCGGTGATAGTGGAGAACGGGAAGCCTGCGGTTGAGTTCACAGATGACTTTATGACAAGTGCGCAAAGCTCAACAATTACCGCTATAAGCGCTTTTGTAGCGGGAAGCGTTACCAATAACAATGACTCAAGTAACCGAATCTTGTCTTTTACATATTCATCGGGGCTTGATTATCAATTAAACAGACTAATTCCGTTGTTCGCAAGCGCGGCAAATCAGGTCGCAAGCTATGATGATGGCCAAATGAGGGCTGCTTTTTCCTCCACATTTGGAACACATTCGCTTTTTACTCACATAACCGACGCATCAAACATCACGAATTATTTGAACAATTCACAAGCGGCTACGACTGCTTTACCTTCAGCCTTAAGCCAATCTGTAACGGGTTATTCAATTGGCCGTGGCGGCAGCAGTGGAACTGCTAATATGATTTTGCAGGAAATTATAGCTTATGAAACCGACCAATCCACCAACCGCTCGAACATCGAAACCAACATTGCAACCTTCTACGACATAACAATATGAACGGCTATATCATAGTACTCCCCGAAGGAACGCTAACAAGCGAACACCGAGCCAAAGCAATAACGCGCGAACTCTACAACATCACAGCGCCGTTGGTCACTCAAGAACCCTATCAAAAAGACGGGACGGTCTTCGGAGTCATCGAACACCCCGACGGCATTCAATTCGCTTTGCAGGTGGACACGGAATACAATATTCCCGTCAGCCCTATGGCGACGCTTGAGAAGCTCATCACGCTAATGCTCGAATTGAGCGAGGTAGAAATACGACAACTTTCAAGCTACGTCCTCAACGCGCAATCCTTTCCGTTTGGGGCAATCGTTCCCAGCACTACGACCGTAAGAGACCAAGCGTATATGATCGAGCACGGTTGGTTTCCGAATGAAAATGAAATTGATTAACTTGCAGCCATGAAGGTAACAATTCAAAAAGCGTGCAAGCTACACGGTAACAACTGGAAGAAAGGCGATACGCCTTCAGTTACTGCGGAATTTGCGAAGGAACTTAAAGACAAGGGATATCTTGACGCTCCAAAGAAAAAAACCGAATCAGAAAATAACGACTTAACAAAAGAATAAAATGGCCATTTTTAACGGTACAGAATTAGGCGTGTACATTGGCGGAACGCTAATAGCAGCCGCCACCGATTGCTCAGTCTCTGTGAGCATGGAAACGATCGATATCACAACAAAAGACAGCGCTGGATGGCGTGAGCTTTTGGGTGGCACGAAATCGGGATCTATGAGCGTCAGCGGTTTGATTGATTACAACGATGGAGCAAACAAAGACGTAAACGATTTATTTACCGCGCTTTCAGATCGCACGGCACTCACTTTGAAGTTTGCAAAAGCAAACCCAGTAGTTGGCGAGGATTTCAATTATTCAGCTACGGGATTTATCACTAGCTTGGAGCAGTCAGGCGGTACAGAAGATACCGCGACGTACTCGGCATCTTTTGAGTTGAGCGGTGTAATTACACAAACTGCCGAATGATTGAAATAAACGGCAAAGATTATCCGGTGCGCTATTCTATGAAGGCGCTAAAAAAGTTCGAACGCAAAGCCAAAGTAAATGTGTTCAGCTTATCGGATCCGTCCAAGCTCTCAGCGGACGCATGCGCTTACCTTTGCTTTGTAGGCGTAGAATGCGGATGCCATTTCGATGACGTTGAATTTACAATGGAACTTAGCGAATTCGAGGAACACATCACGCTCTCACACGTCACGCAATGTTTCGATGTTCTTGGCGAGTACAGCGAACAAAAAAAAAGATAGACGGCACCGACAAGCCAATAGGCTGGCCGGAATTGATACGGATGGGGATGGGCGTACTTTGCCTGTCCCCTTCTGCGTTTTGGTCAATGACGTTTGGCGAAATTAGTTTAGCACTTGACGGACAGCGCGAAGCGGAAGAATACCGCGAGCGATACGCATGGGAACGCACGCGATGGCTCGGCGCTATGACCTTTCAACCGCACCTAAAAAAAGGTAGTAAATTAGCACCAACGGATTTAATGCAGTTCCCTTGGGAAAAGCCAGAGCATAATGCCAAAAAGCTAACTAAGGAAGAACTAAAGCAGCGAATAATAGAACGAGATCAATGGCAAAGCTGAACGATTTAATAGTAACGATTGGCGCGAATACGCGACGCTTTGACAAAGGGCTAGGCAATTCGATGCGGAAAATGAAGCAGTTTGGTAAGAACACCAAAGCTTTGGGCCGCAATTTGACACGATCGTTGACGAT